AGCTCGGAGAAGGAACCCAGCTTGACCACATACCTCTTCTTGAAGTCGGAGGCTGATACCACCTTCGTCCATTTCCTGAAGGTAGTAGGAACCTCCCTGTAAGCATCAAGCAGGGCTTTGTTGACAGCATCCATCAGGATGTTGGGGAAGTCAGAAGTAGAATGTGAAAAGGCTCTCTGTATGAGTTGGATTCTGGTAAGACCGTCCGTCTGAACCCCGGCCTTCCTGAGACAGTACTCAGCAAGCCTTTCAAGGGTCATGCCTCTGAACTTTTCAGCTCCTTCTGCAGGCTTTTCTATCTTCCATCCTGCCCTGAGTCTGATTCCATCTACCGCAGCAGCTCTTATTTTGTCTCTCTCGTCTTCCACTATCGTGGCATGTATTGACGGACCTACAGGCTTGCTCCTCTGGGCAAGTTCCTCAAGAACCTTTGCCCTTGCCTCCTCTATAGACGCTCCGCTATCAATGAGCTCGTCCGCAAGGGCATCCAGATTGAACTGTCTGCAGAGCTCTCTGATGGCTTTAATCCTCTCTCTTTCCTGCTTGAGGATTTTCTCACGGTCTTGGGGCTGGGTTGCCCCTCTCTCCTCAAAAGTCTCTTTGGTTTCCTTTCCCTCAGGTTTCTCAGGCATCGTCATACCTCCTTGAGTTTTTTGAATTGACCTACCAACACCGACCGTGTGGTCGGCAGGAACTGACACAAGCGATATTTCAAGGACGTCCCACTTCGTGGCAACTATTCCGGGACCTTCAAACCTCTCCCATACTTCGTTCTCATCAAGCCACCTGTACTCTCTAACCCTGTAGCCTACCGACACTCCTCTCAGAAGTCCCTCCTTAACCTCTTGGAAAGTCTTCTCTGCAAGCTCTGTAGTCCCGAACTGGATTACAGCCTTCCCTTTTCTCGCCTTTGTGTCTATCCACACCTTCACAGGTTTTGCCACTATCTGGTCTGGATCGTGGTTCCTGAGAACAGAACCCGCATCCACAAGAGGAGACACATCTACAGCATCTTCATCGTGGGAGAGATACTCCCTTCCATACCACCGCTCCACAGGGTATTCAGAGGAGAAAGAAAGCTCTACTGTTCTCTTCTCCTCGTTCACAGCTCTTGTCTCTACCGAAAAGGTTCGGTGCTGAACTTCGCTTGTAAGGGCTTCCCTCAGCTTGATATCTTTCTCTCCTTTCTCGTCCTTTCCATACTTCTCATCTATCATCTGAAGAAGTTTGTCCGCTGCATTCTCTATCTCCGTGTATCCCTGCTGAGCTGCCCTTTGCTTGGCAGCTATAACTCCTCTTCTGTAAACCTTTCCGTTCTTCCCGTATGGGAATTTGTAGTGGGCTTTCGTATCCGAGTCGTATTCGTCATCTACAGCGAGAAACCACTTTGCATATTCATCCCAGTTGTCATCTCCAAGAATCTTGTTCTCATCCTCCGTGGAAAAGCTCCAAGAGGAATTGAGATCTACCTTCCCCTGCTGGATCAAATCCCTTGCGTGGTTATAGCCTTTTCTGTTGAGTTTAACCGCCATTGTTAGCCTCCTCTAAGAGCTGGCTGAGTAAATCTGCAGCTTCAACGTTCTCAGGCTTGACAATCTGGGTTATGTCAAGGATGCCTTTGGATTTGAGATACTTCACCTCTTTTGCCCTCTGGTCTATCAACTCTCTCCAGTCCTTACCTCTTGCTGCTGCCTCGTCTGCAAGGGTGGTGAGTCCGAGCTTCAGCTCAAGCTCTTTTGCCTTTGCTTCCTTCTGAGGATCTACCCACTCGTACCCTTTGTGTATCCATCTGTGAGCCGTCCAGTTCTTCCAGTCCTTTATCCCGCCCTGGACGTTCAGGTGCCCAAGGGATACAGCCCACTTGACGAACTCCTGATATACGGGCTTGAGGAAATACCTTTCAAGAGCTTTCCTCAAGGGCTGAAGGTAGTCTCTGAGCTCAAGCTCTGAGTGTCTTGCAGAGGAGTAGTTGACCTCGGACTTGTCTCCAGAGATCTGCTCGTAGGACAGCCCTATAGACTTTCCTATTCCCCTGAGGATGATCTTCACGAAGTCGTCAAATGTGTTCCCTGGTCTCTTGGGGTCTATAACCTCTATGTCCTCGCCCGGCTCAAGGAACTCCACCATACCGGGGGCTATCTCTATCTCCCTCTGCCCCTGCTCGTTCGTGGGAAGAGCCGAAACCTCAGCGTAGGGGTTATTTTTCTTTATCACTACCCCGAAGGATGCAGATACCTTAGCATTGATAAGTTCTGCCTCAAGTATTTCTGCAAGGTGATAAGCATAAGGGATAGCAGGAGCGAGCAGAGGAATTCCGAGAAGCTGATGGGGTCTCCTGAAGGGAGAGAAGTGTATTATGTCCTCAACGAGAACTCTCTCAACTTCCATACTCGTTGTGGACACATCCACGGGGTTTTTGTAGAAGTGATAAGCAACGACTCTTCCGTCCTTAGTAACCTCTATTCCGTGGTAGATCGTGTTTCCCTTCTCAGGAGTTCCTGTCGGGGCAAGCCTTGAGTATTCAAGGATTTCAAGAGCAAACGGAACTGTATCGTTTTCAAGATCCACCACCTTGTGGAAAAAGACACCTCCATCGAGAAAGAGTTTCAGGAGAGCAAGCCTTTGAATGTCTCCAAAGTGAAACTGCCTGTAGTAATCAGCGCTGTATCCCCAAGAGGCAAAAAGCCTTTCAGCTCTATCGTTGAACTGTTCGTCTTTCGTCGTTGCCTGAACTACCGATCCAGCCCCTATAGCCCTGTTAAGAAGCGTATCTATAGCTCCCCTGACAAAAGGATCGTTCTGATAGAGGTAGTTTGCTCTGTACCTTACCGTGGGGAGGTCTCCTATATCCGCATTCGGTCTATCAGAATTCCCTACAAACTTTCCGTAAATTCTATCCTTGGCAGCAGCCTTGAGTTTCCTCACTTCTTTAAGCATGGCTTTGCGTTGTTTTATGAGTTCCCTCTTCCATCTCCATTCGGGAGCTACCCACCACAAAGCCTTATCTATCCAGCCAAGCAAGCCCATCTATGTGAACCTCACATACACCCTCGTGTTGTAGCCACCGGTAGCATTCGTAAGAGCCTTGTCTATTTCTCTGAGTTCCTGATAAAGCACTTTCAGGTCTGCTTTCTTTACCTTGGTACCGTCGGGCATTTCATATTCTTGAGCACCGCTCTCTATTGCCTGAATAGCCGACAGGATAGACTGTTTCCTTAATTCAAGCTCTTCCTTGGTCATCAGTTATAGGGTGGTGCAGGATGCTTGCCTTGTCTGTGTCAAAATGAGAATTTGTGTCAGATTTGAAAAAAATTCCCAAAATGAGAAACTCGGAGCTAAATTATGTATAAGAACAAAGGAGGGAGTAAGATGGAGCTCAAGATAGGTGACGTGGTGCAGTCGCAATCCCTTATTTTGCAGGGATAATTTCAACACTGGTTCACCACAAACGATCAAAGTAAACCGCACTTTTATACATTTCCAAAAGAGGTTCTAAAAAAGCACACGTCATCTTAACCATCCTTTCTTCTTCCTGAGCCATCCAGCCCCAGTTCTCAAACTTCCAAGGATGTTTTCTGTTTTCTTCTCTTTCTTTTGCTGGGACTGAGAAGCTCTCTGAACCAGCGGTACCAGATACCTCACCCCCAAATGGTCGGCACAGGCAAGGGCGTACACAGTACAGTCAAGATAGTGGTTCGCCCTGTGAACCCTCACCCACTCTTCAACGTACTTATTCCCTTTCTTAACTTTTCTTTTCTCCTCAGCTATCATCTGCATTGCGAAATCGTTTGCGGTTTCAGAATGGAAATAGAGCCCTCCGAACTCAAGTCTCCTCGCTATTTCGTCCTTGTAGTAATTTGTATCTATAAGAACGAGCCTTAGAGGGGATGCCCATTTTCTCCCTTTAGCTCCCGGTCTTTTTTCTATCTCGGTCTCCCTGAAAGGAGCTCCCGTTCTTGTAGAAGCTCCCTTGATGGGGAAAACTACGGGAACCTTAGACCTGCACCAGTCATAAACCTCAGCTGTCCTCGCTCCAGCATCTATAAACACTCTAAAAACTCTGAAACCCTTATCGTAGTCCTTGATTCTGTATTCGGAAGCAAAAAGAACTGTCTCAAGCTCTTCCCAGCTTCCCACGAAACCGTACCTGACAAGATAGGCATCTACTTTCTCAAAAGCATAAATAGTGTAGTAAAAGCCGTTCTCCTGCACGTCTACCCCTGCCACGAAAGCGCACGTATCCGATGGTCCGACTCCGGGAGGAAGTTCCGTCTTCCACTTGAGTATGTCTTCTTCCTTCCGCTCGGTGACTACTTCCTTAAACGGCTCCGCAAGTCTTGAGTTAATGAAATCCATCAGCTTTGCCGGATCATCCTTTGACTCTACAAACTCACTTGCTATCTTCCCCCAGGGCACAAACGGAGAATACAGTCCGCTCAGGTGAAAACCTACCTTCCTTCTGTTTTTTCCTCCCTTGACAGGTTCCCACCTTCCCCTCCTGAGGATATCTTGTTTATGGAGCTCCGTTATCACACCCCCGCAATGAGGACACTCATACCAAGTGTTCTTCAAAACCTCTTCCGGATCTTTTCCCTCCCATTTGAGATTTTCAAATTCAAGGAACTGGTAAGTCCCGCAGTGAGGACAGGGAACAGAATACCTGTATATCGTAGTGCACGCATTCAACCTCTTCCATATATTCCCGTCCTCTGTAGTAGGAGTAGAAGCCAGAACTATCTTGTGGAACCCATAGTAAGAAGAGATTCTTTTCTCAGCCAGAGATATAGGATCTGCTTCCTTTCCGGAAAACGGAGGGTATTTGTCCACCTCATCCATAAAAAGGTACCTGATGGGTTTGGAAGCGAGCTGAGAAGGAGAGTTAGCCCACCCGAGGTAAAGGGTCATCGTCTCAAACTTCATCTCGTACATCTGGAAGTCAGCGGCTACAGGAGTCTTCTTCTCCTCAAGTTTAGGACTTGAACTTATCATGGGCTGGAGTCTGTTCCTTGACACATACGCTGCTACGTCCTCGGTGGGAAACACAAGGAATGCAGGTCCCGGATTCACATCTATCGCATACCCGATCATATTGAAAAGAGCTTCCGTCTTTCCGAGCTGTGCACCAAAACAGAGAACTATCTCCTGAACTTCAAAATCCGAAAAACAGTCCATGACATACTTGAGGTAGGGTGTCCTTTCGTTGCTCCACTTTCCCGGTTCCTTTGAAGCTCTCTTGTCCAAAACTCTGTATTTCTCAGCCCACTCCGAGACAGTGATGTCCTCAGGTGGACTTAGTGCTCTTCTTTCTCTTTCTGTTAGATTTAGCTTTCTTGCCATTCAGCTCACCCCTCTCAAGCTTTTTAAGAAACTCAAAGTAGTGTTTTTCAAACTCCTCATTAGAGAAGAT